CCAGTTGCTCCAGTTGCTGGGTTACCAGCACCACCTGAATATGGGTCAATGTAAACTCTGTACTTACCGTTCAGAACACCAGCAAAAGTATTGCCAGTATCATCAACGTTCAGGTTAGCATTGAGTGCAGGTGTATAATCAAGAAGACCTGCCATTGAGAGTGCAGAAGCAACGTCAGAAGAGCACATAATAATGTTACCCTTTCCTCTACGAGTACGCTGTGCAATTGCGTTTGCGTCTCTTTCGATTTGGAAAATCAGACCCTTGAACTTTTCAACTGACCAACGACCATTGGAGTCAATGTCAAGGTCAAAAGTACCAGCATTAGCAACGTTGAACTGAGCACCAGATTCAGCAGTCTTATAGATGGTACGAATAACTTCACGGTTGATTTCAGCAAGAATCTCTGTTGAGAGAATGTTTGCTAATTCAGCCTCAGCATTCAGACCGTGAATTGCCTTCAGGTCTTGTGCAAGCTCAAGTGAATACTCGGCTTTCAGTGCTCTGGATTTTGCAGTAACGGTGACTTTCTCAATTGAGAATGCCATCTCATTGAATGAAGCACCGGAGTCGGAACCAAGAATCTCTGCATCAGCAGTGGACATACCACCACCAACGTTGTAATCTTGCTGAGAACCACCAGCACTAAGAAGACCAGGATTGCTACCAGATTGTGCAGCAGTAGTACCAAAACCTACGTTTGCTTCAACAGTAGGATTAACAGCATACTGAGATTGATTACCCTTTCTACCAGAGAACTGAGTATCAACTTCATCAAAGAATGCCTCGGCACCTGATTGGTTGGTGTAACGTGAACGCATTGCGAAGATAAGTCCTGTAGGACCATTCATTGGTTGAACACCTGCGAGGTCATATGCGACCAGGTTAGGCATTGAACGACGGATCAGGGAGATCAGAACAGGATCAAAACCTGCTACTGGACCACCTGCAACAGCACCACCAGAGAAACCAGCAGTGTTACTGGTTGAACCAGTTGTGCTAGTTGGTGCTCCGGTTTCGTAAAGAAATGATCTTTCTTCACGAAGGAATTTTTCTTGATTCTCCAGGAGAACCGCAGTTACCATTCTGCGATGTGAGTCTTTGATTGGGTCCAGACCTTGATAGTCAAGGAGTGGTGACCACTTCTCCTGCAGATGCTCCGCATTGAACATTTGCATTTTTTTTACCTCTTTAAAAAGTTTTAGTTTGATTGTTTATGATATAAAAATCACTTTTTAGAAACTCTTCCAAGTGCATCAAGATAATGGGCCATTGACCCTGAAACTTCTTGATGATACTCCATACCTTCTGTGATATAATCTGAGTTGTCTAGTTGAGCACCAGTATGTCTTGGGAAATATGATTCCCTTAGAGTTACCAGCTTCTCACGATAGTCTGATTCACTATCAAACTCAACATTTTCGGCAAGAGAAGCAAGTTTGTCTTTCTGTGAAAGAGCAAGACCCTCAGTAACTTCGGCAAAGATTACATCGGTAACTGATTCGGCTAATCTCTTATTTAGAGCAACATTTCTTTCAATTTGCTCGTTGAGTTTTGTCTCCATTTCATCAAGTTTATCTACCATACTTTCAATGACATCATATTTCTCTTCAGGGATTGTTACATAATGTTCTTCAAAAAGTTGCTTCATACCTGAGAGGAAACTCTCAGTCATTTCAGACTTAATGCCTTGCTCAATTGCAAGAGCATTTTCCTGAACCCATTCATCAGCAACATACTCAAGATAAGAATCAAGTCTTTCAGTGAGTTCTTCCTTAATTGCATCAATTTCTTCAATAAGTTGCTGTTCGTAATGTAAAACAACTGCTTCTTCAATCTGTTTTGTTCTAGCATTTAATGCTGCTTCAAAAACAGTTTTTGCTTTTACTTTAAAATCTTCGGAAAGTTCTTCTCCAGAAAGAAGAGCAGAAACATCTTCCTCAATTTCTTCTTCAATTTGGGCAAATGCCTCTTTCATTTTCTTTTTCTTTCCGTCCTCGTCTTCTTCATCTTCCTCTTCACCTTCTTCTTCACCCTCTTCTTCTTCACCCTCTTCTTCGTCTTCTTCGGACTTATGCTTAGCTTCTGCTACTACTTCCTCTTCACCTTCCTCATATTCTCCTTCTACGAGTTCTTCATCTTCATCTTCTTCTGAAGACTCCTTTACAGGAGAAGCCATTTTTTTCATTCCTTCTGCTGCTTTTGCACCCTTATTTACAACATCCTTAACTTGCTTAAGAGTTGTTGAAGGGTCTTTTAATTTTGCAGAGTCATCATCTGAACGATAATTTTCTGGAGTAGGACCACCAAGGTCTTCCCAACTGCCTGTTTGACCATCAGGAATTCCTGTGGTTAACTTTTGCATTGGTTCTGCTGCCTTTGCACCGGCATTTACAGCAGTTTTAGATTGTTTTGTGTCTGATTCCATTTCTTGTAAGTTTCTACCACGGGACATTTGAACTCTCCGATTTAACTAGTTTCTTAAATCTATATTTATTTATAATTTATAATTTTAATGTATAAAATCAAAGCATATCCAAAAACTTTTCAAAATGCTGTAATTTTCTCTGTTCAGTTAATTTTCTTTGTTTTACATCCTTTTCAATAATATTTTTAATTGATTCCGCAATCCAAGTTTTTTTATTGGAATCATATATCCATTCTCTCCCTTCCATAATTCCATTCACAAAAGCATCAGGAGCAGAAGGGTCTGCAACAATATCAGCAGCAGTTGCAAGCATAAAATCTTCACCAACTAAAGAATAACCTTCATTAGTTGGAATCAATGAACCAACACCACGAGAAGAAACACCAAGACAAACTCCTTCACCTAAAAGAGAAGAAGCAATTTTGCCCATTGGAGTTTCAAGAATTTTTGCTTTTCCCATAAAATTATCATCTTTTCTTTCAAGCATAGTAATTTTATGGGATACTCTATCAAGATTTAAAGTTGGTCCATCTGGATGTCCCAATTCACCAAGAGCACGACCTTTAGCAATAAAATTTTCATTATATCTTTTGACTTCTCTTTCAAGAGTTCTCATTTCATATAATCTTTTATTTCTATTTGGTCTATTTGCCTGAAGAAAAACACCTTCAATAAAAAGGGATTTAACTCCATTTTTTTCTTCGGTAATTACTTTTACCTTTTCTATTTCTTCTGTGATAAGTTTCATTGGATTAACCACCTGCGATTTGAATTTCTGTGATGTGAAGTTTTCCACTTGCACCATAAGCAGCAACTTTTGTTACTCTTCTCAAAACACCAGTGGAAGTAGTAATTGGAGCACCTTGACTTGAAGTATTCCAAGTAAGAGTAATTACTCTATTAAATCCACCTGTTCCAGCATCATTCGTTGCATCAACTGATGCAACAGTTGCTGCTGTTGTGTTAATTCCTGCGGGAACAATACCAGTAAGTTCAACAATATCACCAGCAGAAAAATCAGAGAAAGTACCTTCTGGTAAAGTCACAACAGTGGTAGTTCCAGTAGTTACACCAACAATAGTTTGAGTGACTGCGGTATCTTTTAAAACAAGTTCAGTTCCAGCCTTCACAAAAATACTAGCATTCGTAGAAGTACTAATTGTTGGGGTTGGAGCAACCTCAACGTAAGCATCTTGTTCTGGAACAATTCTCAAAAAACCAGACCTCAAAGCAATTGGATTACTGGTCACTGCTGCACCAGTCATCGTCAATGGCGTAATTTTTTGTACAATCTTATATACGGACATTGTAATAATTGGACTATATTAGTTATTTATCAATATCTAGTATTACCTACTAATTTCTTCCCAGTCCATAGACCCGTGAATATCTGCACCATTAGCATCAGAAGCACATACAATAGAAAGTTCATAAGGTGTTCCTGTTAATGCATCCCTTTCCAACTGAAACTTAAATAATGCCTCTTTAAGAATATCTACTGATGATGAACCTTGATTGGAACCATACGTATATCCAGATGCTAGTATTCTTCCGCCAGTATAAGTTCCCCCACCAATCTTATATTCAACAGCACTATCAACACCAGCATCAGTCCAAGTTGCACCACTAGATGTTCCAGATGCTCTTACTTGCCAGTTATAAGTTGCATTATTTGTAATGCCTAGAATAGAAAGTGCAGTCATAATTATAATTGCATCTAATCTATTTGGTGTTGCTTTAAGACGAATTGATACAACTGTATAATAAGTTCCTGCTGTTGTTAAATCAACTGGTGTTTGGACTGGTGTTCCTACTGCCTGCTGTATTCCACGAAGTTCATAACCACCTTCTGAAATTACACTAGAACAAACTTGTTTCAGTATGCTTGAACTTGTTGTAATTC